ATGAGTGGCGATCACAACATGAATCAGAAACCGGTGGCGTGGTTTCATGAGGAAAAGTACAAGACACATTTCACCACCAATCCCAGCGAAGACATGATTGGGAAGTATTGGCAACCGCTCTACACCGCACCGCGAGAATGGGTCGAACTGACGGACGACGAAGCACGTGCGCTGGTTAATCGCGCGACTTTCGGCGACAAAACAAACTGGCAGGCGTTGGTTTATATGGTCGATGCAAAGCTGAAGGAGAAGAACGATGTTCTACGGTCAGTGTAATGTCTGCGGCGAACGCTGGGAACTTGGGACAGCAAGCACTTGCAGATGCCCAAAGCCGGATAAATGGGTCGGGCTGACGGAAGAAGAGACGCAGGCCCTGTACGACCGATACGCCGTCTACCAGGAGTACGGCGCGGAGGACAGCGGCTGGTTTGATTTCGCACGGGCCATCGAGGCATGGCTCAGGGAGAAGAACACATGAAACCCGTCCTCTGGATCCACAAGGCCAGCGGCAGGATCCGTTTTGACGGAGAAAACCTTCCCCCATCCTGGATCCCGCTCTTTGCCAAAGAAGACCTCGAGCTCACGCCGACCACGGCCCACGCGCCCATGGAACTGCCGGACAGGACACGACGCATCTGGGACTACGTCAAAGACAGAAAACGCCCCTTCCAGGCCCGCGACGTCGCCGAACACTTCGCCATCTCCACCACCACCGCCGCCAACCACCTCTCCACCCTCCACCTGATAGGCGCACTCTCCCGCACCCGCAAGACAAAAAATATCCTCTGGGAGGTACAGTACAAGGAACCCAAAGAAACACCACGGCCAAAACAAGAGACTGCCGAGGCCACCCCACACCGACCACGGCCCACGGTCACCAGCTACCCCCACGCCCGTGGCTACGACGATTGACAGGAGCTTCTATGCTGCGCCCCGCACTGAATTCGACAGAGGATCCCCCTTCACGGACCACGGACCAGGAACTCCTCGAATACATCAACGCCCTCCGACGACGGATCGAGGTCCAAAATATCCAGATGGAGGCGCTCGCAGTTGAAGTAAGATCGCTTCAGATCAAAGCAAAAGAGCGGGAGGATTTCATCGACCGCCTATCGCTGGATCTCGCTCTCTACAATAAAGGGCCTGTCAACGGAGCTTCATCATGAACCAGAATGTGCTATCAGGATTGAAGGATTTGCTCGGTATACCTGCCCAAGATAAGTATGTTCACCTTGTCACCTTGACCATCAACGGTGTGAAACATCTCTACTTGGGTCCCGTTTTGCCAGAATTGTTCGAACGGGGCTTCGACGTCGAGATCTCTGCCATCGAGTTTGGTGATCTGCTTGAGGTCGAACACGCGATCCGCCTCTTACAAGGGAAATACCTTGAGGGGGAGAATGTCAACTGAGGGTGAGGGGCACTTGACAAGCCTTTTTCTATGTGGTATAATGGTTTGTCAACTGAAAAAGTTGACACCGTTCTTTAACCACCCAGAAAGTCAGAAAGGATAGCGACATGAGAGCAGTCGTCAAGGCAGCTATGTCTATCGACGAGTTGGCATACACCCTCGAAAATATTTCAACAGACCAAAGGATATCTGTTGAGCTATTGCCAGACTCGGAGATAGTCTCTGAAGCGAAATATGTGCTTGACCTGTTTGTAAACCCCTCTCAGGCACATATTAACCACGAGGCACTGCTTGGAGATGAGGGCCCAGAACAAAGGATCTGGGCGCGTAAACAGGTCAAGCAGCTAAAGGCCTTCATCAAGAAGTATCAGTGAGGATTAAACCCCGCCAGCTAGCCCCTGGCGGGGTTTTTATCGCCCTCGCCCGTCCCGCCGGTAGGACTCTTCAAGGTTGGAAAACCGGATGTCTTCCCGATCCTTGTTGATGTGCAGCAGACGAAACTCGGGCCACGATCCGGTTTCCAACAACCAGATGATCTTGGCGCACGAGTAGGACACGCCATCCAGGCGAACCCGCCAATCCCCGTACTTGCCCATCGGCGTGCCCGCAAGCTCGCCGCGATATCGGCCATGACGCCAAATCAATGCGCCCATGCCGGCAGGGGAATACTCGAACATGTGCTTCATGTGCTCGAGGACGTGAGGGGGTGGGGTAGCGCTCATGGGGGTAGTGTAGCGCTTAGCGCGAGGGAATGCAAGGGGCGCGGAGCGGGGAGGGAGGGGAATGGGGCGGGGGTCACGGATCACGGACCACGGGCTTACGGGGCGAAACAGTAAACATTCCCAGGAGAATGCTTTCGCTTAGAGCTACTCTTTTTATAAAAAATGATGTAATGGTGTAATAACTGATTTAAATCAATGGGTTAAATGGACTTACGGTGTTTTTATAGGGTGTAATGGTGTAATTTCTTCTGGGAATCGTTGGAGGGTTTTTTACACACTCAAAGAGATTTCATTCTTTGGCCTATATAGGATTTGCGAAAATGCCGAAAGGTGGCCAGTTGAGGTAGGATAGAGCCCTGCCCTGGCAATCCTGCTCGGGCTGCCATAGAGGAGAAAGGTGATGTTCGAGATCGAGAAGGGTGTACCGCTGCCTGAAGGCCGACAGTCTGGGTCTGTTTATCCGTTCCGGTTCATGGAGGTCGGTGACAGTTTTGTTGTGTCTGAAGAGGACAGGCTAAAGAACGCACGTGCGGCCGCGTATTCCTACGGTAAACGTAGTGGCCATAGGTTCGCCTGTCGGCGGGTAGGTAATGGCTGGCGCTTCTGGCGTGTTAGCTGATTGTTGAGTTGGGAGGCCGGTGATGTCGTCAAAGGATAAGAAGTTCCTCTCCGGTAAGTCGTTAGGACGCCGGGATGATCGTGTTGAAGAGCGCATCAACCGGCCTGTCACCGTTGTCAAACCAAAGGTACTGAGCCCACAGGAATGGAAGTTTGTCGAGGAGTTTGTTGCTGGAGAGGGCCACGTTACCCTGAAGGAAGCGGCTTTGCGAGCAGGGTACAGCGAGACTTGGGCAAGGACCAGGGCAAGAGAGCTGACCGACCCGGACAAGAGCCCGCACATCGTGGCTGCGATCCAGGAGCGGCGACGCGAGCTGGGCGAGAAGTATGCGACGACGTATGAGCGGCACATGCGTGACTTGCAGGTGATCAGGGATCAGGCCCTGGCTGCGGGAGCGTATGGTGCGGCCGTCCAGGCTGAGTACAGGCGCGGCCAGGCGCTTGGCACGATCTACATCGACCGCAAGGAGATCAGGCACGGCACGATCGACTCCATGAGCAAGGAGGAGGTCATGCGGAAGCTTGAGGAGATCAAGAAGCTTTACGGCGGCGGCAACGGTGGCCCGATCATCGACATCACGCCCGATCAGGTACGGGAAAGCGTCGATGTCCGAGAGCTGCCGGATGCTGATCCGGCTGAAGATGCCACCGAAGGCCTCCAGGAGGCTCTAGGAGCGCCTGAAAGCGAAGGAGAAGGGGAAGATGCCAGCGAAGCCAGAAAGCGCCCTGTATCGGCGGCTGAGAGACAACCTCTCAGCGTCCGATTGCCATTTAACCCGAATCGAAAGTAGGGTCGGGCTCGGAATCCCTGACTGCCTGGTCGCGTTCAAGCGCTCGGGTGAGTTTGTGATGGTCGAGCTCAAGGTTGTCAAGCGAGGGTTCAAGGTGAATCTGTCGCCGCACCAGGTCGCCTTTCATCTGAAGCATGCGGACATGCACTGTCCGACATTCATCGTGGTGCAGTATTCGCCGGCGGGTAAGACTGCGGCGGGTGAGCTGCTGGTTTATAGCGGGGATCAGGTGATGGACGTGCACAAGTTAGGCGTGAAGGCTGAACCGTTGGCCCGTTGGCCGTGGCTGGGGGTCCAGTGGCAAATGGTCAAGCAGGTGCTGTTGACAGGCCAGCCGATTGATGAGTAGACTTGCAGTTCGTCCTCGGGCAATGGTGCCTGAGGGGTCAGAAAGTGAGAAAGAAGATGAAGACCAGCGCCCTTATCAACACAGAGATCGTTGACGGGTTCACCGTCCGTTTTTACACCGCTCCCGAGGACCTTGATCCTGTTGGGCAGTTCCACGACCCAAAAGATGTTGAAGACATCCGTGAGGGGCGCATCACATGGTTCAGCGCGGTAGTTGAAGCGAGCAAACTTGGCATTGTGCTTGCCACCGAATACCTCGGAGGGTGCGCCTACAAAGACCCGGCAGACTTTGTTCGAGAGTCCGGTGGGTATTACGATGACATGCGTGACACGGTTATTCGCCAAGCGCGTGAAGTGTTGCGACAACTCAATGAGAAGCACTACGTTCGAGGCGTGCCAATGTGAAACGGCCTGTTCGATGGCCGCCACACATCCGACATGCAATCGAGAACCAGAAGAGAAGAAAGGAGATTGACGAAGAGGCCCGCCGTGCTGCCCAGCATCGGACATGGCGGGAGATAGGAAAACTGGCTTTGTTTCTTATATGGCACGGCATCATCCAGGCGATGACAGGCAACCGAAGAAGGTAGCGCTTGACACTGGTTTTGATTTCGTGCTGCAATTGAGTCTGGCCCTCAGTTGAAGGGCTTCAACCAGAAAGAGAGAAAGGTGCACCATGGACTTGAATCTGATTTTCTCGAAGGCGCTTTGCGACTACGTTTCGCAACTAAATGAGCCGTTCCGCTTGCGCATTGTCCAGCTCGAGCAGGCCCTCGAGTCGCAAGGCCGCCTGCTGGACGGGGCCCTGGGTGAAATTCGGATGCTGCGGGACAGGCCCGAAGGGCAGGCAATCGAACGGGCTTCGGTTCAAGAGCTCGCGGGCTTCCTGACTGACTCGCAGCTCCGCACGATCGCGGGCAATATTTCATTGCCTGATCTTCTCGAATGTGTGGACTGGTCCGAAGTTCTGGACTACCGCGAAATCGTCAGCGAGATCGACATGTCGGAGCTCGCGGGGGAATTCGACCTTGAAACCATCGCCGAGAATATCGATCTCGAGAGCGCAATATCCGAGTTTTTCAGTGAAAACACCGTCAAGCTTTCAATTTGAGGAGGCCTTGCCATGCAATGGGAACTTAGAACCGAAAAAGGGCAACCCGTCGAGCTTCCGCTCGAGGTCACAAGTTTTCGCGGAGGGCTTGCGACGATAGTAGACGCACAGCCGCCTCAGCATCCCGGCTCGACTGGTCGCGTGTTTACGCATGCCGGCGGCGAGTACTTTCCGAGTGTGTACGGCCTGCAATGGGTGAAGGTTCAGGAGGAGGACGGGGAGCTCAACGCGGCCGTGCGCCTGATGTCGCGGATCGGCGGCAGTTTTGCTGCCGCGCTCGCCACTGCGTACTGGGCAGGCGACTCAGATAATCGCGCGCGAATTCTGGCGGGCTGGCCTGATCTGATCGAGCGCTATCGCCGCATGGCGCAAGGGGGCGCCGACGATTAACCGGCGGCCTGGCCCCGCTCGAGCCCGGCCGCGTGCCGGGCTTTGATTTTTTTAAAATAGCCCGGTATGCTTCCGATTGTGCGGCCGCATTCCGTGGCCGCCGAGAGAAAGAGAGAAAGGGAAACCATGGACTCGCACCAGATAGCAGTCGCAATTTTCAACGATCGCTCAACTGAACCGGCCCGTATTGCGGCCGTGCGCGAACTTGTCGCAGGGGCCAGTCGCGATAATGCCGCCCACGGTCTTTTATTGGCCGCATCGGCCGAAACCAAGAAACCCTTGTATGAGGGGGCCGGGCTTGTCTCCCTTTGGGAGATTGCGCACGCGGTGCTCGATATGCAGATTGCGCACGCTATCGATACGCTCGAGCTCGCCCGGAGCGAAGGGGCCGAGAATGCTTAAGACCGTCACAAAATCAGGCAATGGAAAAACCGGGCCGATTGCTGTTACTTACCGGGCCGGAGCCCATCACGCCTTCGCGACTTGCCCGAGCACGTGCGCATTGAACCCGCACGGGGAGCACGCGGCCAAGCTTATCGACAAGCGTTACCTTCAGGCCTTGCGCAAGGCCGTGCCGCCAGGCGGCATTGCCTGGACTTATTCGCACTTCCCGGCGGGGCTCTTACCCGTGCCGGCCGAAGGGGAGACCGTCATCAATGCTTCGTGCGACTCGCCCGCCCAGGCCCTGGCCGCCGTTCGATCGGGCCGCCCTGCTACCCTGGCCGCTCCGGCCGAGTCGGCCGAGCGCTGGCCCGCCAGAATTGAGGGGGTTCGCTTCGTCCGCTGCCCGGCCGAAACCAGCGACTCAGTCAATTGCGCGAACTGTGGAAAGGGCCGCCCCTTGTGCGCCCGGCCCGATCGCGATTTTGTCATTGTGTTCGTCGCGCACGGTTCGCGCCGGGCCCTGGTCGGGCAGGATACGGCCGGCGGATGCTATGGCGAGTTTGGCCCGGTTCGCCTTCAATGGGAAGCGGCCAGATCGAAGGGGGCCGTTGATGATGCGGCTGCCCTGATTCGGTTCGCGCGCTCGCTCCCCGCCGGTAGCATGCTTCGGCATCATGTCGTCGGGGATATCGGCCGCGCTTGACGTCTTACTTTTTTTTATTTAGTGTCTCGATTGCGGGCCAATTCGGCCCGCCCGGCTCGCCGGTTAGGCGGCCCGGTAACCAGAGTGGAGAATGCAAAATGGAATTGATGCAAGCGAACAAACAATGGGCGACTCGTCCGTCCGAGGAGCGTTTCACGTCCCTCCCCGAGATGCACGCGGCCGCCCTGGCCCGCCGGGCGATCTCGAAAGCTTCGATTGTGAGCTCGCGGGCCCTTCGTTGCGCGGCCGTTGATTCAGGCAACGGCCTGGCCATTGTCGGCCCGTCCGGCCATGAGGTCGCACCTACCCATTGGTCGTTCGGCCAGTTGGCGAACCTTGCCGGTGCTCCCGCCGGTTATTTGCGCGACCTACCCGCTCCCCTGGCCGCAGATTGTATCGACTTCGGTCTGCAAACCCGTGACGTCGAGGACGTCGGGGTGCTCCTCACCCGTGCCGACGACGGCGTCCAGCTCCGGGCCGCTACCGGGCCGCGTTACGGCCGGATCTGGGACTCCGACGTGTTGGCCGCTCTGATTGATAGGTTCGGCGATGGAGTATCGGGGGACTGGCGCGTGCCGGGTATTCGCGGCCAGCGTCTCGAGAGTGTCACGAAGGAAAACACGACACTGTTCGGAGGCGATCGCGACTTTTTTGTTTTCCTGGCCGACGAGGATAATCGCATCACCGTGCCGAACCGGCGCGACGGCCAGGCCGGCACAATGGCGCGCGGGTTTTTCTTAACCAATAGCGAAGTCGGCGGCGGCACGCTGGCCCTTAGAGCTTTCCTCTTCGATTTCGTTTGCGCGAATCGAATCGTTTGGGGAGCTCAAGAGCTCGCCCAGATTAGTATCAGGCATACGGCCAGCGCTCCGGACCGTTTCCTGGAAGAGATTAGGCCCGCCCTGGTGGCCTATGCGAATGCGACTGAGTCGGTTACCAGGGAAACGATTCTGGCCGCTCAGAGCTCGAAACTTGATCGGGCCAGCGACTGGTTAGCTAAACGGTTCGGGCCGCGTGTGGCCAAGCGTATCGAGCACGCTCACGTCTTGGATGAGGGCCGCCCCATCGAGACTATCTTCGATGCGGTAACCGGGGCCACGGCCTACGCTCGATCGATACCCCATCAGGCCGAGCGTGTGGCATTCGAGGCCGAGGCCGGCCAGTTGCTCGAGTTGGTAGCAGCATGAGGGCCGACGCCAATATCGTCGGCGGGGCCGTGGCCGGTGCGGCCCTGGCCCTGATCGCATTGCATGCCCTGGGGGCACTTTTCCCGTAGTTCGGGGAGCTCTCCCACTCAATCCTGGCGGCCCGCGTGGCCGCCTTTTTTTCGCCCTGGTATCCGATCAACGGCCGGCCGCCCGAGCTCGCTCAGGCCGCCCGCCGTTCGCCCTGGTGCCTCGAGCCTGGCCGCTCGACTCGCAGGCCCTGGCCCCGATCCGTGGCCCGTGTATCGCGGCCGTGGCCGCCCGCTCTAGTTACGTTTAACCAGGCCGCCGTGCGGCAGCTGCCGCACGCCATTAAGCTTTTGATTCGATTGAATTCGGGTTTTGCGGGCCTGTTACCCGGAGCGTGTAACTCTGGCCGCGCTCCCTGGTGCACGCGCTCCCTGGTGCACGCGCTCCCTGGTGTTTGTATATCTGGCCACAAACACCAGGCCGCCGAGCTGGTCCGCCCAGGCCGCCGAGCTGGTCCGCCCAGGCCGCCGAGCTGGTGCCTGGTGCGCGGACCGGGGCCCCAGTTGGCCCGGCAAAAACCGAGGGCCACGGGCCGGAGGCCAAAAAACAGGCCGGGTCGCGAGCTGCGCAGGCCTTGGCCCGATTTCACACGCTAAATGCTGCTCGGAACAGAATTGGGTCCCCTTTTCCGGCCAGCATTGACCTTACCTGCTCTGTTCCAGAAACCCACCCCCTTGATTTATGATTGCTGCACTCCCGTGGATCATGGTTTCACGTGGATCCGAACTTAAAGTAAAGTCTTAAGAGAGCCGCGTTATGTCAAATCTGATCCCTGAAGAGTTAGAAGCGGAACGTCTTCGTTTGGAGCTCAGGCTCTCGCAGCTTGAGGCGCAAGACCGGGCCAGGAACAACTTCCTGGACTTCGTGAAGTACGTCTGGCCGGCCGTGGTCCTTGGTCCTCACCACTCGAAGATGGCATCAGCTTTCGACAAGATTGCAAAGGGAAGCTTGAAGCGGCTGATCATCAACATGCCGCCCCGGCACACAAAGTCTGAGTTCGCGTCCTATCTCTTGCCTGCGTTTCTCATGGGCCGTGAGCCGCGAACCAAGGCCATTGAGGCGACGCACAACAGCGAGCTTGCTGTCCGCTTTGGCCGGAAGGTCCGGGACCTGATGGACACGGACATATACAAAGAGGTGTTTCCGGATGTGAGTTTGAAGCAGGACAGCAAGGCTGCTGGCCGGTGGGACACGAACCGTGGCGGGGAGTATTTTGCTGTGGGTGTTGGGGGTGCGATGACCGGGCGGGGTGCGGACGTTTTGATTATTGACGACCCGCATTCGGAGCAGGATGCTTTGTCAGATCTTGCTTTGGACAACGCGTGGGAGTGGTATAGCTCGGGCCCCCGCACCCGTTTGCAGCCGGGCGGGGCGATCGTGATTGTGATGACGCGTTGGGGGACGAAGGATTTGACGGCGCGGTTATTGAAGGCGCAGTCCAGTCACAACGCGGATCGGTGGGAGGTGATTGAGTTCCCGGCGATTTTGCCCAGTGGTCGGCCGTTGTGGCCGGAGTTTTGGAAGTTGGAGGAGTTGAATGCTGTCAAGGCGTCGTTGTCGGTGCAGAAGTGGAACGCGATGTATCAGCAGCAGCCGACGAACGATGAGGGTGCGATTCTGAAGCGGGAGTGGTGGAAGGTGTGGCCGCACGATGAGCCGCCGATCGTGAACTACATTATCCAGACGATGGACACGGCGTACTCGAAGAAGGAGACGGCGGACTTCTCTGTCATTACGACGTGGGGTGTGTTTTATTTGGACGAGGACTCGGGGGCGAACATTGTCTTGTTGGACGTGAAGCGTGGTCGGTGGGACTTTCCTGAATTGAAGCGGGTCGCGAAGGAACAGTATGACCATTGGCAGCCGGACAACCTTTTGATTGAGGCAAAAGCGACGGGGACGCCGTTGCAGCAGGAGCTGCGGCGGATGAATATTCCGGTGACGATGTATTCGCCGGGTGGGCGGAGGTCGGGAACGGACAAGGTGGCGCGGGCCAACTCTGTGGCTCCGATTTTGGAGTCTGGGATTGTGTGGGCCCCGGACACGGATTGGGCGGAGGAGTTGGTGGAGGAGTGTGCGGCGTTCCCGAACGGGGACAACGACGACATGGTGGACGTGACAACGATGGCGCTCATGCGGTTCCGGCAGGGGAACTTTGTGAGTTTGAAGACGGATGATTGGGGTGAGCCTGCGCACCGCGACCTTGTTCCGGAGTACTATTGACGACTACAATGGCGCGAGCCAGGAGCCGTGAGCCATGCCAAATTATCTGCCCTTCCAAGGCGCTGAGAATGTATCGGTGCCGGACGACCTGAACGGTGAGATGCCTGTTCAGCGGTTTGCGTTTGGGGGGATAGCAAACCCGAGTCAGCAGGCTTTTTTGTCCAAGGCGGACCGGGAGTATTTGCAGGCGCGGCAGGTGGATCTTGACAAGCTGGCGGAGTACGACCGGGCGGTGGAGGCGTACAACAGGGATGTGTATGCGCCGTACGAAAAAGCGTACGGGGAGTATGAGAAGGCGATCAACACCTGGAACGAAGGTCCTCGGACCACGGACTATGCGGGGCCATCCGCGCCCACGCTTTCGCCGTTTACGGTCGCCAGGCCTGAGGTGAGTTTTGACCCGCAGGCGGTGGTGGCGTTCCAGAAGGCGGCGGCGCAGCGCGCGCAGGAAGCGGCGGGGCAGCGCGGGCTGGCAATTGACGTGGTCAGTGATCCGGGCAGGTATAACTTGGGCGCGTTGTCCGTGTCCAATGCCTTTATGGCAGAGGGAGGTGAGGTGAAGGCCAAGGACATGTTGAAGCGTGTGGCGAAGGCCGGGCGCAAGGGGGACACGAAGTTGGCGTACGTGGGCCCTGAGGCGCGGGCCATGTTGAAGAGCATGGGTGGGTCGGGGACGGTGAATCCGAGGACTGGGTTGCCGGAGTATGCGTTGGGGAACATGGCCTCTGACTTTAGGGCGATTGCAGCGCAGCCGCCCCCCCCCCCCCCCCCCCCCCCCCCCGGCCCGGCCCGGCCCCACAAGCGCGAAAGGCCCCCGGGGTTTCCCCCGGAGGCCAGTCGCTCCGTCGCACGTTGTGGTGCGGCTACAGGTGCAGGGCGAGGTAAC